CCATGGTAATTGACTTCTATCCTCAAAAATAAGCTATGTAAGCACTAAAGGGTCGTGTTTTGGGCTGGGTGTGGGTGTGTGAACCAATTTTTGTATGTGTGTGTCAATTTGTGTGTGTTCTACATTATTAAATAATAGTAACTATATTACTTAATGAAATGAGGGGTTTAGCTTACAGTCGTACCGCAATAAAGCGTATAACTTCTCAACCAGCTAGCTATATCCGGTCACATAAGAACCCCGATATGCCGTCTAGCGTTAATTCCCCCCTCATTTCAAAAAAATTGACTAGAACAGGGGGTGAAATAAAATAGACTGGATGTCAGCACCAACAAAGAAAGCTAAAGAGTCAGGACGTAACGTAGGCAAAGTCAAGGTTCGAGCCTGGATAAGTAACGACATGAGTTTTTGGGCCTTACTTGAACAAATACGATCAGAAAAAGGCTTGAAAAATGTTCATGAAGCAGCGTTTTACTGTGTTTATGAAACTGGTAAAAACCTAGGTCTAGAAACAGGGTGACTGGACTATATAGACCGTTATTCAATGCATCAGAAGAAACTATAGGGCTACAGTATGAAATAGAAGAACAGACAAAAATATCTTTTAATGTTCATTGTGCAAAATGTGGCAAGTTTAAACTGAAACACACTAACTCAAAATATTGCCTAAAATGTCTAGGGTTAAAATGAAATGCTTCAACCCAACCTGTAAATGTGGAAATATTGAACTTGAAAGAGTTTTGAAAATTCGTTGTCGGAATTGTCATTGTTCAATAATATACGACATAGAACAAGTTTTGTTTGACGATGTTAGCCTCTATCAACAAAACACTTGATAAACTTCAAAAATGCGATTTGAAGTTTAATCCAAATTTTTTTTAACACTTTAAACTCTTTTTTACTTTTTCCAGGTCGTCATCTTTTGAATAATATACAGTACAGGTGTTGTTATCATTCCAAACAATATTGATACCTTCTGGTGGGTCATAAGTTTCTGGATTAATACCACTATATTTTAATTTAGAGGACTGCATTATTAATCACCTTATAATATTGAAACGTTGCATAGCGTGTAGAACCACCTGTTCTATTATGAATAAACATGTTTGGCATTAACGCAGCAGTGGGCCTGTTAGTTGTTTTGGTGACTTTCAAAACCCATGCATCCGAGATGTACAAATATAATTTTAAATTTGCAGAACCTAAAACTAAACGATAAATTACTGGGTCTGTACTTAGTGCAATATCAGTTTCAGTTTTTGAAAGTGTTGTGCCATCACAAGATGCTAGAGCTACATTTGTTAAAGTTGTATCAAGATTAACGGCGGCGTATTCGGTAGACGTGGTATTGGTATTGACATTATCGCTCAAACCTGATGTCACAAAAGTTGCGGTATTATCAAAACTAAAAATGCCATAAACGGTGGAATCGGTTGGATTAAAATTTCTAATGTCATTATTACTTAACCCCCCACGAGTTGCAGCAGTAGTATCAGTAGTCATTCGAAAACCGCCAGCGGTTCCATCCACCATTGTATTAGTTGTAGTTCCGGCAACGTTTGTAAATGTCCAGCTTGAACCTGTAGGGATACTGGAAGTTACAGTGCCAGATTGAAAGCCAGTTTCAAAAGTTTTAGAATAATTCTGTAGTGCTAAATACAACTGTTCTACGTCTAAATTAGTCCAAGTAGGCACCCCAGTTGGGCCGACAATTAAAGCCTGGTTAGCTACACCTGTGCTTAATTCTTGTAAGTTATTTCCATCTGAGTATGTCATAGAATTTGCAGATAAAGTTCCCTGCGTGACCCCTGCAAATTGTAACGCACCACCATCCTGTAAAACGTTTGAGTCGTGGGTATGTGGCTTTAAAGTATTAGAGCCGCCACCAGAAAACCCCATTAACTTAGCACCTTGATATATTCTTTATATTTTTTAATTAGTTTTTTTTTTTCTTGAATATTCATTTTAACCCCTTAGAACATCCCATCTTGCCCGTTCAGTTGTCAAAAGAGTTGGTGCAACTTGTGCAACAATCTGCGTTTCACCTGCTGCACCTGCTGTTATTCTGATAGAAACTATATTCTGGTCATTAACATTAAACTGACCCCCTGCTGATAATTGAAATGGTGTAGAACCGTTTAACGAAATTGTTGTAGCGTTAACTGTATCTTGATTTATTATTGCTGCACTAATTGCAACGCCCTTGTAAGAATTAGGATAAACAACGGTTCTAGTTGCACCGGCTGCAATTATATCAACAGTAGGAAAACTTTCTAAAGTTGGGTCTTTGGGTTTCGTTGTAACAACAAAGCCCTGGATTACAGAAGGCATTTATCTAAAAGAGATTTGCGTATTTTAATAAGAAACTGTAAGCAGCCTGTCCACCACCAGTTGCAGTTTGTGCAGTGTTATAGGCTAACTGTTTTCCACCAGCCGCAGAACCTACTTGGATTGGCACTGGGCCAGGAACTATACGCCCAGAACTACCAGGGTCGGAAGAAGATGAAAAGAAGGTAACGCCAGCTTCTAATTGGTTAACTAAAACATTAATTTCGTAAAGTTCACCGCCTGTTGGTTGAATGGAAGAGACCATATCTAAAATTACATTATCTCGATTAAGTTGTTGTACGGTGAGACCGGTTTTTGCATCGGTTGATAATGCAAATGTATCTACAGCGGTAGAAGCATGATTATATTTTCTCATTAAAGGAACTGCCATTTTAAAGACTCTCCGTTAATGTATTATCTAATGCTCGCGCACCAGATGCATGACCTGCAAACTCGGTTACTACTGCACCTGCTAATGATTCTACGCCGCCTACACCAAAACTAACAGCAGGTAAAAGTACTTTCCCTACTGTTCCTTGCATAAGACCTGGACTAATTATATTTAACATTAAACTACCAAGTGCTACAATTCCCGCACCTGCTAAAACCTTATTGATTGTTTTGCCTGTTTTTAATTTAAATGCCACATATAATCACCCTTAGTTTAGTTCTTAAATGTTTCTAAATTCGAGTTTAGAAACATATTTTATCAAGTATAATAAGTAAAACTATGGTTGTTGGTAAGATTGGCGGATATTTAGCCATCGGTCGTATTGGTGCCTTTTTAATTAATGCCCTAGCCAGACCACAACAAGCAATCGCAACAGGTGCAGCATTATCCTCTACTGGTGCAGGTATTGGCGGAATAGGTGGTGGAATAGGCGACTTTCTTTCCTCAGTTGGACAAGGTGGTGCAGATTTATTTCAACCATTATGGGAATTAAAAAATTTAGTTTATGATTCTAATGTTTCAGGTGCTGCTAATGTAGGTCCAGTAGCTCAAATTTCAGGCGAAACTAATAGAGGTGTAAATAAACCCAGTTCTAGTACCATAACTTGGAGTTCTGGAACTACTGCCAGTGTGCCATCATTAAGCCCTGCTGCAAAGTCATTTTATTCAGCTAGAGGGGTTTCTGTTACTTGAAGAAAGGTTCAAAGGCTGCTAAAGCCTGGGGCGCAAAAATGCGCAGACTTAGAGGAACCAAGAAAAGAAAAAAATCAACTAGAAAAGGTCAAAGAAGAAAAACTGCTCGCCGTGCTTATGTCGGACTTAGAAAAAGAAAGACTAAAAGAAAATCAACTAGAAAAGGCGGAGTACGAAAAACGGCTAGAAGAGCCTATACAGGTCTAAAAAGGCGTGTTTCTAGGCGTAAAAAGTCATCAGAAAGTGCTTGGAATTTCTAAACCCAAATGTATTTCTCCCCCTTGCATTTAGGGCAAGTTTCTGTAGTATTGTAAACTGGGTCAATTTTGTTTGAGTTAGTTGATAAGTCAACGGTTCTAATAATTCCATGCGGATGTCCGTCAACGGTGTCTGCACAAGCATCACAGGGTTTGTATTCCTTCAGCTTGAGTTCCAGGTTGGGCCTGTTGATTACTGGTTGTGTTAGCGGATTTGATTTTTTCATATACTTTTTCTATTAATGTCGGGTCTTTCTTAACTGCTTCCTCAACCTGGGGAATTAAGAAAGATGCTGCCTTGCGGTACTTAGCCGGTAATAACTGCATAATCACTTCCCCTAGGCCCTGGTTCTTCATGTCCTTGTCTGTAATTGTTGTAAGACCTTCTTGCTGTTTTGTATTCATTACTTTTAATCTCATAATTTCTTTTCTATAGGCGGCTGCGTCTTTTTGGTGGTTTTCTGTCATATATTTAATATCATTTTCCATGTCTTTAATGCGTAGGCGGGAGTATTTGTTAGTATTAGACCTACTCCTAGCAATAAACATACAGGAAACACCGCCAGATATACACGCCACCAGGATAAGTGCTGCTGATAAAACTTCTTCCATCTCATAAATAGAAAGAAATTACATAGATCTAAGTGTTGTTATCATCAAATAAGGTGGGGTTAAGGTCGAATAAGGTTGTAAAAAGGTCAAAAAAGGTATGAACAACATCGAAAAAGCTAACAAAAACACACAAAAAACAACCATGGTAATTGACTTCTATCCTCAAAAATAAGCTATGTAAGCACTAAAGGGTCGTGTTTTGGGCTGGGTGTGGGTGTGTGAACCAATTTTTGTATGTGTGTGTCAATTTG